TTACAGCGGGTACTATTAGTGTAGACTATCTTCCTGGCCTTACTTTTTCAGATGTTACTACGGGGGGTGATAGTGATGCTAATCAATTAGATACTTCATCAGCAAGATATACAAATTCAACAATTAGTTCAGCTATTGGAATATCTGGTGGGCAATATCTGCGGAGATACGGCAACTATGCGTCTCTTAGTGTTAATTCTGGATCAGCATTACTAGGAACTGCTACTCTTACCCTTAAAAAAACTGCTGCTTCTGATCCAAGCGGACTTGTCGCTTGTAATTTTGTTTTGTTCAATGGATCAACTGCTATAGTATCTCCTATGACAAACGTAAATACAGCGGGGTCGGTAACAATTACTAACACTAACTACAGTGTAACATTTACTGCCGCACTAGCCATTGAAAATGCATCTTCTGGGACGGCAACTATGGGCTTTTACTTTCAAGAAAATATAAATGACCAAGATGAAATTGCTGTTAATAAATACTCATTCTCAATAGAAGAATTTGTCAAGTAGGAAGTCGCAAGATGTATGTAACATATAACATTACAACTGGTGCTATCTCTGGCTGGTCTAATAAATCAAGAACACCTGCTTCTGGTTATGCTGAAGTTCAGTCAGATGATTACCTAGATCAAGAGCATTGGTACTACGATGCGGCCACAGATACGTTCTCTGGCCCAACTGATGCAGAACAAAATGCATTAGACATGCAAACATTAAGATTGCAGAGGAATGAACTACTGTCTCAATCAGATTGGACGCAAGTCGCAGATGCACCTGTAGATGCACAAGCATGGGCCACTTACCGTCAAGACTTACGAGACTTACCCACTAACACAACTGACCCAAGAAACCCAACTTGGCCTACTAAACCAGAGTAAAACTATGTATGAGATGATTGACCTAGTAATGCAGTGGCTTGTAGCTCCTTTAGTGGTAGTCGTATGGCACTTGTTCACACGTTGTACTAAACACGAAACACAGATCGCTGTACTACAGTCTCAATTAGAAAGCTCTAAAGTCTCCTACGACAGGGAGATGAAAGAGATGAAAGAAACCATCAAAGCAATCTTTATTAAACTCGACAGTATAGAACAATCACTGCGAGAGAAATAAATGCCCATACTGGAGAGTATTGCTGCTGCTAATGCTGCTTACTCTGTAATAAAGACTGCCCTAGGTAATGGTAAAGAGACTGTAGGTCTTATCAGTGCTGTAGGAAAGTTCTTATCAGCAGAAGAAGATGTAAGAGACGCAGTAAACAAAAAGAAGAACAGCGCACTTACTGCTATAACTGGTGGATCTGAGGGGGACTGGGAAGAGTTCCAACACCTAGAGAACCTAAAGCAAAAGCGACAAGAATTAGAGTCCTACTGCAGACTCTACGCGCCCCCAGGCACATGGGATAGGTGGCAACAGTGGCAAGCTGAAGCTCGTAAGCAAAGGCAAGCCGCTAAGAAAGCTGCAGAGAAAGCCAGAGAAGAGCGTAACGAAGCAATAGCTACAGCCGCAGGAATTGGAATGGCTGCAATAGTTGTAATCTTAGGAATTTACTACTTAGGTGTCTACATGGGAAAGTGGTAAAATACGTGGTCCATGACAAAGACGGAAAGGTCGTCATAATCACGTCTAACAAGAGGATAGCCGAACACTATGCCAGCAACAGTAATTGATGAATACAAAGTATTCCCACGGCTGATGATGCTAGTGGTTACTATTTTAACTTACCAGAGTGTCCACTGGTACATGTCACTACCTGACCCCACAAACGGACAAGCAGGACTGGTCTCAGTCTGTATGGGGGCTTTAACTGGATGCTTTGGTATTTGGATGAATAAAGAAGCTAAAACGGATCGAGGTTCGTAATGTTACAAGCAATCTTAGGGCCAATCACAGAGTTGGCTAGTACATGGTTAAGGGGGAGCGTTGAAACTAAAGCTGCACAGACACGAGCAAAAGTGGCTAAGGCTGAAGCAGAAGCACAAATTATGGTCAGCCGTGCTACATCAGAAGCAGACTGGGAAAAGATCATGGCGGAGGGAAGCCAGAACTCGTGGAAAGATGAGTGGCTTACCATTCTGTTTTCAATTCCGCTGATACTAGTGTTTACTGGAGACTGGGGTCGAGAGGTAGTAGCTAATGGTTTTACCGCACTAGAGACTATGCCAGATTGGTATCAGTATACTCTAGGTGTAATTGTAGCCGCAAGCTTTGGTGTACGCTCGGCAACCAGACTCTTTGGGAGAAAATAATGAGTTTCAAACTATCTAACCGATCACTTGATAAACTACAAGGTGTCCATCCTGATATGGTGGCCACAGTAAAAATGGCTATTAAAGTCACTAAGGTAGACTTCGGTGTTACCTATGGGGTACGCACCCTAGAAGAGCAGAAGAAGCTTTATGCCTCTGGTCGCTCCCAGACTATGAAGTCCAAACACTTACTGCAAGGAGATGGTTATTCTCATGCCGTAGACCTTGTAGCATACGATGGTCCGAATGTGGTGTGGGAACTCAATGTTTATGACGACATTGCTGATGCCATGAAGTTTGCAGCTAAGGAAGTGGGCTGTAAGATTAAGTGGGGAGCTGCTTGGTCAGTAGGCAACATAGTAGACTACACTGGTACAGCAGAAGATGCTATGAATGAGTACATTGATCTCCGCCGTAGTCAAGGCCGTAGGCCGTTCATTGACGGTCCTCACTTTGAGCTGATGGTCTAGTACAATGTGGATCGCTATAATACTACTGTGCCAGAACCCATCAGCTTTATCGTGTCAGGTGTTAGCAAAGACCGACGAGACCTTTTACTCTGAACAGGAATGCCAAGAGGCAGTTGTAGCGGTTGCTACAGACTTTATGAATAAAGGCCTCATGGCTATTCCTAACTGCTTTCAGGTAGGGGACTCGGTCTAAGCACTGGTCTGATAGACTGAGACACTTCTCCTGTATTTCTACAGAACAAGTCAGCAGATAGATGCTCTAGAGTTCTTATGACCCTATCACACTCTGACGAACTGTTGAGGAGCATGTCTACTTGTACGTCTCCTGCGTGGTAGATTATAGTCAAGATATAGTAAAATTCCATTACATGCCTCTTGTGTATCACAGTGGTTTGTAGTAAGACAGAGGAGTTACCTCCTCCAAAACTAAAGGGACCCTTCGGGGTCCCTCTTTTTATTTGCCATCGAGATAATCGTTAAGCCTCTTTGAGTACCATTCGACCTTCTTCAAGTCCTCTTGGAACTTTCCCTTGTCCCTACATCGGTGTTGATACTTGATCATATTCCCACGTAGGTAACCAATGTACTCTGCTGCGCTCAGCACCTCTTTCATGTAGTCGATACACTCAATAGACCCACTCGTGTAGTGAGCAGGGCTATTGACCATATCACGCTCTTTAGAACGCTGACGCTCGTCGGGGTTCATGGGTTTTATCATAAGACTATTCCTTGCACTACCATTCTGGGTCACCATACTCGTCAAAGGAACCTACAGGACCACTGAAGCTGATGTCTACTGTGATCCCATTGACTGGGTCATCAAGCTCCTCGTGCTCTGTGGACATCACCCCCATTTCCTGAAGGTGATGCTCTAAGTAAAGTGGTATTTGGTTTTCCATTATTCACAACTCCGTAAACCTGTTGATGGATCAAAGTAGCAAGCGCCACCCTCGTCCACTTGTGGTTTTACATCTTCGTCTACAAAGAAGTCAAGCTGTTTTTCTGGCTCCTCTGCAACATCTTCTGAAGAGGCTGCATTTAGGATACCGTAACGCTTACCTGCTGCACGGAATGTAGTACAGCCAGAAGCCCCACCATCAAACGCTTGCATGTAGACATCCTTGAACTCTTCCCAAGTAATGTCTGCTCCCACGTTACAAGTTTTAGAACAGGCACTATCCACATACTGACTTGCTAAGTTAAGCACTTTAACATGGTCGTTAACGTGAAGTTCATCTGCTGTTTTACCTTTGACACCAAATACACGGTAGCCGTA